AAACTATACAAAGAAAAAGGCGGCGAACATGAGTATAGAGGTCATTCAGTAATAGTTCATTTAAAATCTTTAAATAGAAAAAAGAAACAAGTTGAAGATGCTTTAGACAAAGCAGTAGCTAATAAAAATAGAGGTCAACAATTAGATCCTAACATTGATGAAGGTAGAGGCGATATGGATATGATTACCCGTATCATAGATGATAGAGCTGATGAATCAGGTTTTGAATCTAGAGAAGAAGCTGCAGAAGTAATTGCTGCAATAGCTGATCACTATAAATTGAATCTTAAAATGATTCAAAATTATTTAGACTCAGATGAACCTGTAAATCCATTTGCTGATCCAGATGCACCTAAAATGAATGAAGATGATTTAGTTTCTATTACTGATGGACAGTATGCGTACATAAGGGGTATAATAGATATCCTTAAAACTGGAGAGGTTCCTAAAGATATAGAGTACAGAAAAGAAGCAATAAAAGCATTAGCTAGTTTATTAAGAAATCCTGGTAGTATAAAAGAAGGTACTGATATGTACGAAGGAGATAAGTTTTCAATGAAAAGATTTGCAGGTCCCAATGGTGTAGCTTTACAAATAACTGCTCCTAAATTAAAAGGAGGCGGATACCAATATATTCAAATAGACGGAGATACAGTTAAAGAATTTGCAAGAGCAGCAGTACACGTAGCTCAAGAATTTCATGATACAGATAGACAGGTACCTGTAAATGAAAACGTAAAAAAATATAGACTAGGAGATATGTACTCTGATGACTTTGATTATATAGGAATGTTAAAAGCTGGTTTAAAAGCTACTTTAGGCTCCTCAGTAGATAAGTTACAGAAGTTATATAACTCTTTCGAAGACGTAAATTATCACAGTGAGAATCAACATCTAGGTGGTATAATAGATGCATTAAAAGCAGGAAATAAAGATGCTGCAAAAGACTCTTTGATGAAATTTAGAAATGCTATCAAAGCAACTTTAAAGGATATGAAGTAATATGAATAAAAAAGAATTAGAAAATATAGTATTAGAAGCATATTCTGAAGTAATAAAAGAACAAGACGAACCAGGACCATACAAAGCTGAAGAACTTCCTCAGAAGTTTAAACAAAGCATAGAAAAAAGGTATGGAAAAATTCATCCAAAAGATTTCTTTAGTAGAGATTTAGATACATATTTTAAATTTGACGGCGAAAATAAAACTACTGGATCTGTAAAACATAAGATAGTAAGACTACCTTCTTTTAGAAAATTATATTTCGATTACGATGAAATAATTGACGATATAAAAGATCTAATGAGAAATAAGGATGTTAGAACAGATAAAGCAGCTAGAGAATTATTTGAACTAATTAAAACAAACTTTAGAAAATTACAGAGATATTTAAGAACTGAAAGACCCGAACAATACGATATCTTTAAAGCAACTAGATCATTAGAAGAAAATATAAATAAATTATTATTTGAAAATTTAAACGATCTGATGAAAGAGCAAGAACCAGAACCTGAAGAGGAACCTGACACAAGTGCTCCAAAAGATACAGTATTAGAAGATAGTACTGATATTATACTAAATAAATTTCCTACAGTTAAGTTAGCTATAACTAAGTTACAGACAGAAGATTTTAAAGACTTTGTTGAATCAATAGATTGGGTTTCTCCAAGACCAAGTACTTTTAGAATTAATTTAAAAAATGGTCAAGAGTATATTTTAAAATGGTTAGGTGATGGTTTTGAAGCTCAAATAATGGGTAAAAGATATTATATAAATAAGATCAGCGATTATCAACAAGCTTTGGATAAACTTACTTTACTATATCAACAAGCACCTTTTAAACAAGGCGGAGAAGATGTAGAAGGAGCAGATGATGATTTCGGTTCAGCTGATACAGGTGGAGGAGATTTTCCTGGAGCTGATGCAGGAACTGGAGCAGGTACTGATTTAGATGAACCTGGAGGAGAAGAGGGAGGAGCTGATCTTACTGATGAACCTATAGATTTTGAAGAACCAGCTGAAGAACCTGAAGCATAATGAGCGTAATAGATAAATTATATACTGAGTGGGCATGGAGAACTAAATCAGGAACACCTGATATAACTAATCCTGAAGATAAAGCCGTCTTAGATTATTTAATAAAAGAATTAACCGAGCAGGAAGACGATAATATAGAAGATCTTCAAAAAAACCTAATAAGCATTATTAATAATACAACTGATCCTTCTGTACTTAAGCGAGTAATGAAGTATACAAAGAATGTAGGTTACGGTGATTCTATGAAAAGTTATTTAGAATCGAAAAATTTAAGTAGAAAAGATATTCTTTATTTTCAATCACTACTTTCCGATATGGGTAAAACAGGAGAATTTGCAAAATTATCTTCTAATCCTCCAGTATTTAACTCTAAAGGTGGTAACTATTACTCACAAATACCTGGCTTTACTCCTGATGAATTGAAATCATTATACTCCGATATGAAAGATTCTATACAAGGAACTGTATCGATGGGTCCAGGAGAAGCTTTTTTATCAGTATTTTTTAAAAATATTTCTAAAGCTAAAGCCAAAGGAGATCTAAATATAGGAGGTAAAGAGGTAGAATTAAAATCTCGAACTGGAAATACCGGGGCGTTAGTAGCTCCAACAGGAGTAGCAAGAGGTGATTGGACTAAAGGTGTTAAACCTAAAGTTGATAAATTCGTTGATGGTTTAAAGCTAGATGACGAACAAAAAGAAGTATTAAAAAATTATAGCAAATCTGCTTGGCCGTATAAAATAGCTGATGTAGTAAAACAGGCTTCTAGTATGGGAGTTGATGAAACTACTATTATTTCTGGAATAGATAAAGTATTAGATAGTAGTTATGCACCTTTAAACTTTGATACTGCTAGCTATATAAATAATGGAGAGTTTAATGCTAAACAATTTATATTAGATTTAGCTAAAAAATTAGGAAGAGCTTATTATAAAGAGCATGGATTCGATGCTTTTATGATATCAGATCCAAATGGTAATTTTAAATTTTATGAAAAAGATAGTTTTGTAGATGCTATTGGAGATGAAATTACAGTAGCTAATCCTTCTGATTTAGTACCTAGATTAAAAATATAAAATGAGTTATGTCGCAGAATATAAAAAAAATAATAGCACAAGAATATATTAAGTGTGCTAAAGAACCTACCTATTTTATGCGTAAGTATTGCTATATACAGCATCCTACGCGAGGTAGAATATTATTTAATCTCTACCCTTTTCAAGAAAAAGTATTAAATCTTTACAAAGAAAATCAATACTCGATTACTTTGAAGTCAAGACAGCTAGGTATATCTACTTTAGCTTCAGCATACTCATTATGGTTAATGCTTTTTCATAAAGACAAAAATGTATTAGCATTAGCTACAACTCAAGCTACAGCAAGAAACTTAGTAACTAAAGTTATTTTTATGTATGATCAACTTCCTAAGTGGTTGAAATTACCTGCTGTTGAAAAAAATAAATTGTCTTTAAGACTAAGAAATGGTTCAAAAGTACAAGCAAAATCATCAAATGCAGATGCTGCAAGATCTGAAGCTGTATCGTTACTACTAATAGATGAGGCAGCGTTTATAGAAAATATTGAAGAAACCTTTACAGCTGCTCAACAAACCTTAGCCACAGGTGGTCAGTGTATGGCTTTATCAACTCCTAATGGTATAGGTAACTGGTTTCATTTAACTTGGGATAAAGCTATATCAGGAGAAAATTCATTTTTACCTATTAGATTACCTTGGACAGTACATCCTGAAAGAAATCAAGAATGGAGAGATAAACAAGACTCAGACTTAGGTCCTAGAATGGCTGGACAGGAATGTGATTGCGATTTCTTAGCCTCTGGTGATACCGTATTTGAACCAGACGATATGCTATATTACGAAAAAACTTATGAGAAAGAACCTTTAGAAAGAAGAGGAGTAGATAGTAACTTATGGGTTTGGGAAGGAGTAGATTATTCTAAATCTTATATGGTAGTAGCTGACGTAGCTAGAGGGGATTCTAGTGATTATTCTGCTTTTCATGTCTTTGATGTTGAGAACTGTGTACAAATAGCAGAATATAAAGGTAAGTTATCTCCTAAAGATTTTGGTAATGTACTAGTAGGAATAGCTTCTGAATACAATGATGCACTTTTAGTAGTAGAAAATGCAAATATAGGATGGGCAACTATAGAACAAATACTAGAAAGAGAATATAAAAATTTATATTACAGTTCTACATCTAATATGGAATCAGTTGAATCTTATATGCATAAGTACGAAAGGGATAAATTAGTTCCTGGTTTTACTATGTCTATGAGAACACGTCCTTTAGTGATTGCAAAGATGATCGAATACATTAGAGAGAAATCAGTTACTATACAATCAAAAAGATTATTAGGAGAAATGAGAGTTTTTGTATGGAAAAACGGAAAACCTCAAGCTCAAGATAGGTATAATGATGATTTACTTATGTCTTGTGCAACTGCACTATATGTAAGAGATACTGCATTAAAACTAAGACAACAAGGAATGGACTTAGCTAGAGCACAATTATCATCATTTTCTAACTTAAATGCAAAAAACCAAGCAATTATAAAAACAGTTGGAAATAAGAAAGAAAATCCTTATCTTTTAAAGACACCGGGTGGTCAAGAGGATATCACTTGGTTACTAAAATAGACTATTTATATATAAATTAAACGTTTAATGGCAGATACTTCACTATTTGGTAGACTTCGAAGATTATTTTCTACAGATGTAGTAATAAGAAATATTGGTGGAAAAGAGCTGAAAATAGCTGATGTTAATCAGATTCAGAGAACCGGAAGATATCAAACAAATTCATTAATAGATAGATTTAGTAGATTATATATTTACAATAACAGAAATATATTTAATCCTAATCTAAATTATCAAACTTTAAGAATCCAGCTTTATTCAGATTATGAAGCTATGGATACAGATCCTATCATTGCATCCGCATTAGATATATTAGCTGATGAGGCTACTGTAAAAAACGATGTTAACGAAATACTTCAGATAAAATCATCTGACGAAAATATTCAAAGAGTACTTTATAATTTATTTTATGACGTATTAAATATAGAATTTAATTTATGGTCATGGATTAGAAATATGTGTAAGTACGGAGATTTTTTCTTAAAATTAGAAATATCTGAAAAATTTGGAGTTTATAACGTACTTCCTTATACTGTATACCATATGGTAAGAAGAGAAGGAGAAGATCCTGAAAATCCTGCTAAAGTTATTTTTCAATTAGATCCTGACGGATTAGCAGCCTCTCAAAATCCTAGTTATTTACCGAAAAGAAAATCTAATAAAAAAGTAGTAAACTTCGATAACTATGAAGTAGCTCATTTTAGATTAATTTCTGATACCCAGTATTTACCTTATGGACGTTCTTATTTAGAACCAGCTAGAAAAATATTTAGACAAACTACTTTAATGGAAGATGCGATGTTAATTCATCGTATAATGAGAGCACCTGAAAAGAGAATGTTCTATATTAATGTAGGTAATGTTCCACCAAACGAGGTAGAACAGTTTATGCAAAAGACTATCAATCAAATGAAAAAAACTCCTTATGTAGGAGATGACGGTCAATATAATCTTAAATTTAACTTACAGAATATGATGGAAGATTTCTATCTACCTGTAAGAGGAGGAGATACTTCTACTCGTATTGAAACTACTAAGGGATTAGATTATGACGGTAAAGCCGATGTAGAATATTTACAGCAGAAATTATTTGCTGCATTAAAAATACCTAAAGCGTATTTTGGTTATGAAGGAGATTTGCAAGGTAAAGCTACATTAGCAGCAGAAGATATTAGATTTGCTAGAACAGTAGAAAGAATACAAAGAATAGTTGAATCAGAATTAACTAAGATTGCCTTAGTTCATTTATACTCTCAAGGATTTACAGGTGATAGTTTAACTAACTTTGAAATTAAATTAACTACTCCTTCTATTATATTTGAACAAGAAAAAGTAGCATTATTAAAAGAAAAAGTAGATTTAGCTAATCAAATGAAAGATACTAAATTATTCTCTACAGATTATATCTATGAAAATATATTTGATTTATCTGAAGATCAATATATGGAAATGAGAGATTTAGTTAAAGAAGATTCTAAACGTATATTTAGATTAGCTCAGATAGAAGGAGAAGGAAACGATCCTGCTAAATCTGGAGTTACTTACGGTACTCCACATGATCTAGCATCTATGTACGGTAGAAGAGCAACATCAACTCCTAAAGGAGCTGGTCCTGGAGAAGTACCTACAGGCTATGAAGAAATACCTTTACATGGTGAACCTGGCCCAGAAGGTGGTAGACCTAGAGAGAAAATGTCAGTATACGGTACTAATGATAATCCTGTAGGAGGAAGAGATCCTCTTGGTCAACATGGTATGAAAGGAGGATATCCTTCTGACAATGAAAACGTTTTAGAAAATTCTACAGCGCAAACAGTTTACTTACAAAATGAAAAGGATCTTAAAGATATTGTTTTCAAAAAAGACGATGAGTCTAAATCAAAGTTACTGAATGAAGATAATATTAAAGATTTAGGTAACTAATACATATTTATAATAGTAAACGTATATAATGAAGATAAAGCACTCAAAGTATCGTAATACTGGACTTATATTTGAACTGCTGGTAAAGCAGATCGCAGCTGATACTTTAGATAATAAAGAATCTAAGGCTATAGCTATCTTAAAAGAATTTTTCGCTGGTAGAAATACTTTAGCTAAAGAATATAAATTATACGAATTTATTTTAAGAAATAAAAAAGTATCTCAAAGTAAAGCAGAAACTATAATTTCAACTATTACTGAAGTTTCTAGGAAACTTAATCAAAAATTACTAAAAAAACAGAAATATGATTTAATTTCTGCTATAAAAGAAAACTATAAAATTGATGAGTTTTTTGGTATGGAAGTAAGAGATTATAAACCTCTCGCTTCTTTATACTGTTTATTAGAAGCTCAAAATAATTCTAATGTTGTAGATCCTAATTTTTTAGTTGCTAATAAATGTACATTATTAGAACATTTAACATCAAAGGATCAAAATGAAAATAAGGTAAAAGATAGCCTTATAGAAGAATATAGTAAGTATGACAAAGATTTAAAAATGCTTACGTTTAAAATATTATTAGAAAAATTTAATGATAATTATAAAGACCTTTTACCTCAGCAAAAGAGAATATTAAAAGAATTTATAACATCAGTAAATTCTAACAGAAGATTATATAATTTAGTAAATACTGAATTAGATAATATAATAAAAGAAGTTACTAATTTAGCTAGCAATGTTAAAGATGATATAGTTAAGATTAAATTAGATGAGGTAATCAAAGGTATTAAACCTTTAAAAAAGACTGATAAAGTTAATGATACTCATTTAGTAAACTTAATGCAATATTACGATTTAGTTAATGAGTTAAAAAGCTTATGACAAGATCTGAACTAGTAAAATTAGTAAGAGAAGTACTATCAGAAGCTAATACTACAAGCGGTGGAGCTTCTTTTTCAGCAGGTGCTGGAGAGAACTACAAAACTAAGTACGCTTTTGGAAACGCTAATAGAGCTGGAAAAATCTCTAAAAAGCATGGTTATAAGAAAGTAAGCCGTCCTGAACGGCCATACTCAACTAAACTATATGACTATTTATAAACATGAGAGCAGTAACCGCAACAGAAAAGTTTAGAGCCGTCAACGAAGGTAAGATGGCTAAGAAGGAATTCGTAAGACAAATGAGACAAGAATTCCCTCAATATATATCACAATTTAACGGATTTAAAGACTCTGTATCTATACTAAAGAACAAAGGATTAATTTTCGAAACTAAACCTACAGGAGTAGAAATATACGACGAAAGACCAGCTGCAACAGTTGATCTTACAAGACTTGAAAGAGGTATATTTTATGAACTTCAAGCTGCTGGTTTAAAACCACCATTCGATGAAAGAAACGTTACTACTGATGAATATTTAAAAGCAGCTAAAAAAGCTAAAGATAATTTAATTAAAAACCCTAATCACTATATTGATATAGTAGCAGGCGAATCTAGTAATGTAGATAAACATGATAGAGAAGTTCCTGTTAAAAGAGGAGAATTAAAAAAAGATTTATTCAACGATTTAAAAAAAGCACAATTAAAAGAAGCTAAAGTAATGCTAAAAGAAGGTAGATTAGATGATTTAGCTGAAACTTTAGGTATATCGTTAGAGAGATTACAAGCTGCAGTAAGTAGTATAAGAGAAATAGAAGATGAAGTTGTAGGTGAAGTTGAAGATGAAGTAGGAGAAGTAATGGGTATAGATAGAAAAGGTAATAAAAAACCTGAAAGTGGACCTAGTAACTATACTAAAGCTGAAGGTACTCCTATACTAAAAGAAGTTATTGCCTCAGCTATCGGAAGAATAAAAGAAAAATACGGAGAAATAAAAGGTATTGATATGCTCATAAAAGAGTTTATCAAAACTCATTTTCAAGATTTAATGGATGGAGCCGATCCTATAGATGAATTTAATGAATTTGTTAGCGTTAACTACCCTGGTCCTAGCGATATGATGGGAGCTGATGGACTTAATGAA